CCTACGTATAGAATTCTGCATTTTGTCACTTTTGATCGGAGGACCACTGAACACATTACTGATCAACTGTTAAGCAAAAGTTGCCCTAAAGTATTCCACTCTAGAATCATTTTCCCGGCTATGACTTGAATGTTCCACGGAAATGATTTGATGTGTGCGATATGAGATTGAAGAGACATTTATCTGGCCTAGTATAAAAGCTAGGAGGATATCTAAGACTTCTTTCATGCACCAGCTCGTATTATGGAGACACCCCCAGACTTTACCTTGAATGGCTATGGGAGTTTATGCGTAATACCTGTTGAACTTTTGACAAAATGTGAAATTTTATACGGGTTCAAACCACGTTAAGAATTTTACAGACCAAACCAAACCCCCCTTATTGTATAGAATATTTAGTATTCATACATGAAAACCAAAATATGTTATTCATTTTGTTTTTATGAATTTTCTCAAAATTCATCTAGAGCCAATCATAGCTCTAGTCTTTTCACCCGCAAATTGGCCCACGAGACATCATGATTTTGATTGCTCTATTGAAGATGATCCCGATCTTCCACCTTGTTCGCTTACTAAAGCATAGGTATGCAACGTCAATATTATTGTACCTTAGTCGCTCTCATTTGGAAGCTATGTAAGTGTTCTTAATATGTGACTTTCCACATATTATTGAACTCTTCACAGAATTTCTGAAGGAGTTACACCATGATTGGTACAATATTATTGGATTACCTTATTGCTGAAGTTTGTTGACTTGAAGTATTGCGATACGACCGCTGATGCCGTTTAACGAGAGATCAAACCCCCTCTCTTAGGCTCAAGTACGATCGGTTTACTTTTGTGCTCCTTTATTGCCGAAATGATGACGTTGTTAGTCCTCCGTCTATCCCATTTTGTGCGCAATATCGAGATGAATATCAATTGATACACGTGCTGCTTTCTCTTAATCCTGATTATTTGCACCACCCCCGGAAATCCAAAGTTTCTATGACCTTCTTTCTCAAAGAATGGACACCCCCTTTTATCACATGATGACAACAACCAACAACAACAAATCAGGACTCCCCGCTACCCCCGCCCCTGTTGCCCCAATCAAGAACGAGAGCGCCACTGGAATTCCCAATGAGCTTTCTCGTGACATTGAAGCAACAACTACCAGTTACGACCGTTCGAATGAAATTGATGTTCAGATGATCAAGAATGCTGATGAAGTTATCCCAACTGAATCTACACAATACCTGAACAATTCTACTAATATAGTTTTTAGAAGAGTGCAATTAGCAAAGTTTAATGTCACTTCTGCGAGCCCTGCTGATGGTATTCTTAGTTCAATTGACCCATTTTTACGTTATTTTAATTCTACGTTAGTTCACAATTCGAGTATGTCGACTTTTAGAGACATTTACTTCGATTTAGATATAGAAGTCATAGTTCAAAGTTTACCCACCGTTGGTGGAATTTTACATTTTGCTTTTGATCGTTTTGGAGGTCTCAAAACCGCCGGCGACCAATTATTTTCTTTACCTAACCAAATTTTAGATTTATCATCAAAAGATTCATTGTGTTTCACCATTAACATGGATTTACCTCAGCGTGTGATGAACACTGTTAAGACTCCGTTCGGTACATTAGGTAATGGTAAGTTACATTGTTATCCTGCCACCCCCGTTATTGTTCCTGATGGTTTAGTTCAGCCCGTCACAATCACTGTGTTTGCCACTGCTAAGAATGTTACACCTTTTAACTTAAAAACTCGTTCTTCCATTAGATTAGAGACCTCTTTAGTTGCGTTAGACGATTCCGCAGAGCAATCCATTTGTTCTCGCGGCCCTGCTAACAATGTTATGCGTCCAGTAGATATAGCTAAGGAGTGGGGATTTCATGCCCGTGTTGCAATTTCGAATGAAATGGTTGTAGGAACTGAGATTATATCAATTGACTTACATCCCATGGAAGCGAAAACACCACTGGCTACAGTCGCCGCTGCTTATTCTTATTTTAGAGGTAGTATCCGTGTCCGTATGTCTGTTAACTTATCTAAGTTACAGAATATCACCTTAGCTGCAGTGTTTGTTCCCATTGACGCCCCGTTCACCGCTGAGTTGTATGAGTCCTTTGCTTTTACTGAAATTATGTTTGATGAAAAGCACGAGGCTGTACTTAATGTTAATTATTCTGCCGGCTCGAATTGGCTCCCCCTGTTCGTTGGACAGGCTGAACATGATCGTGCCATGTATGGTAGTTTAGTTATTGTTCTCAGATCCCCCATTGTTTCCACCGTTCCATATGGCAATGCACCCACGTTGTTAGTTGAAGTAGCTGCTGGTGAGGATTTTGAAGTGGCTCATCCACGTGATTTTGGAAAGAATTATGTTCAGCCCATATTACTTGAGATGAACCCTGAGGTTCCTCGTAAGTTTGCTACTGGTACTTCCAATTTGTATGCTGATGCTCGTATCCCCACGTTCTTATCTCGTTTTAGTTTATCAGAAAAACCGAAAATGATTCCAGTTACATGTACCCGTGGCAATGCAGGTGTATTAGGCTTATTGAAAAACACACATGCCGGTTGGTCCGGAACGTTAGATTATTATATTGTGTTTGAAGGTGTTGGTCAATGTGAGATTAGATATGATCCTGTCAAAAGGTTCGTGACTAATTCTCAGATTGGTGAGGCTCCGTTGATGCCTACCACCGGATATGTTAAGTTCGTAAACTCGTTATCCAATCCCCATGCTCATGTCGCTGTTCCGTTCTGTTCACTGTATGATTATCTCCCCACTCGTGCCGGAGGTGTTATGCAGTCACTGAACAATTCGTTATGTAATGGTGCGTTGTTTATTCAGGGCAAGGGTACCATTAGGGTATACCGTGCTGCTGGACGTGATTTCCGTGTTCACATGTATAATGGTGTTGAGAATTTCCCACAGGCGGCTCCTCTTGAGTCTCCACCAGTGTTCCCCATATCGATCGTAGATCCTCTTGCTAACCCAGAAGTGTCAACAGTGAAGATGGAAGCTGGTTGGTTAGGTGTTGATACAACACAGTTTAAGGAAATGGCGCAAGAAGCTACTGTAACTTTCCAGGATATTCGTGGACTCGTTCCCGAGATCAGGAAGTTATTAGAAGCTGGCAACGCTGCTACTGAGACTGCTCGTTCAGTTACCGACTCCATGTGTGAAATGTTAGCAGGTCCCACTGCTTTTGCAAAAGCCTTGTTAGGTTTAGCAACTGGCGGTGTGACTGCCCTGAAAGGGATCATCATGTCCCTTCATGGTACCATTTGTGCTGTGTTAGGTGTTGTAACCCCCGAGTATATCATGAAGTTCTGCGGAAATGTCATTTCCGATGTGTGGGCTTCTGATGAACTCGCGATTTTGTATTGTGTGTCCATTGTGTGTGGTGCTATGGCTATAGGTATTGAGTCTAAACTTGAAATCTTATGTTGTATTGCCATGATTGGTTGTGCCGTTCCCGTGATCGCTCCGTTCGTTACCAAAGTTTCGGAATCCATCTTTAACTCTATCTCCGCTCCAGCTGTAAAGGAGGAGAGTGTAAAAATGGAAGGACCTTCTGCGTTAGCTTGTGGTGCGTCATTAATCGTGAGTATTGTGTCGTTCTTTATTCCTGGTAAGAGTTTTAATTTACATGGAACTGCTAATATAAGTAAGGACATTGCAGGTGTCTTTTCCGGTGCGAAAGCTATGGATGAGATGCTCAAAAGTGTTTTTGAGCTTGTATTAAAATTTCCAGGTGTTGAGTCCGTATTAGGTAACAGTTATAAGGATGTCGCCTTATTAGCTCGTGTTGATGTTGAGTCGTATGTGCGTGAAGTCAAGGATTTGATGTGTACCGATTATTACAGTGAAGCATTAACCAACGAAAAAGTGAGACAACAGGAAAAATTATGGAAAATTCATAAAGAGTTAGATCTGTATCTGCCCAATGTTACCAAGACGAATTTCTTCTTCAACGCTGCCTTAAAGAAAGTGATGGATGAGCAACAAAAGATGTACAAGCATGCCATGACATTCAAAGGATCAGGTAGAGAGAGATTCCCGCCGTTCGTTGTGATGATAGGAGGTGAGACCCGTGTCGGAAAATCGCACATGACCTCAGAATTAATGAGAATGGTTTGCAAGATGATGCACTGGGACAATGACACTGACATTTACACCAGACAGCCAACAGATCCCTATTTTTCAGGTTTAGCCCAGCAGAAGATATTCTATTGTGATGATTTACATACGAATATAACTTCAAATGGTGCTGATTCAGATATGGCTATGGTTATGTCATTTGCTACAAATTCGCCGTGGGCCCCCCGCATGGCAGCTATTGAGGATAAAGGAAGGAATGTCCCATGTTTAATGGGTATGTTCTGTACCAATACCCTTGGTGAGCCAAGCAACCCCGGTATCCGTAATGTCCCAGCTTATCTGGCTCGTCGTCACCTGTTAATCAAGATGAGAAGGAGAGATGGAGTACCCGTAGACCAATATGAAAGTGATTTTAGTCATGCCGAGTTCGTATTGATAAATCCCCATGATCGTGAAGGCCAAGAAGCTTTAGATGAGAATTTTAAGCCCACTCGTGATTCTGCTCGTGTTAAGGTGTATGATTTCCCTGCCATATGGAAATTAATTTCCACAAAATTTGTGCACCATTTAATACGTGAGAGGAAGATCAGACATGCCCGTCGTATCGCAGGACAAGATGTTGAATTACCAGAAGAAAATTTGTTAACTGTTGCGCGTACCCTTGCCGAACACTACGATGATGTTGACTATGTGGATATTGATAACCTTGAGGGTTTATCCTTAGAGGCATTAACCCCCGGTCAGACACGTGGAATATGTGGAACAGAACAAAAATATGTTGAAGTCCTGGAATCATTTACTGAAGCGGAACGTGTGAGAGCGATCGGTGATGTTATTTACATTCCATCTGCTGATTCTTTTACATGGAGAGGAAAATTTTCAGAAAATTTACCGCTTTATTCGAAGTTACTTGCGACTGCCGAAAACACTGCTGATGATCATGTCTCTATTAATGATCACGTGAAATCAATCAACAACTACATAAGTATAATTTCCCAATTAGATGAAGATGAGGTTGATGATTACATGTGTGTCATTCCTGAAGAGATTCATGGTTTAATTTGTCGTGGAGTTGCCCGGAGGAAAGAGTTATATGCAAAAGCTGAAAAGTTAGGTGACGTCGGAAAGAGATCATTTGCTCAAATTGTTAAAGACATGTACGCTAGCGTTCCCCGCTGGTTAACAATTTTGTTAGCTAGCTTTAGCGTTGGTGGTGCTGTCTACTTCGGAGTGAAATCAATCCGTCAATACTTAACACCAAAAATATCGATGAGTGAAACCGTCCGTGAGAAGGCTCAGTATTTTGCTGGACCTGAATACGCGAAGGAATTAGCTCCCGCCATTGTAGTCCCCGTCCGTAAGGTTGTTGAGACCCCTGAGTATGCAAAAGATCTGGCGCCTGCTGTGACTATCCCAATCAAGAAAGTTGTCGAGAAGCCAGAGTATGCAAAGGACTTAACTCCTACCGTGACTGTACCAATCCGCCGTACCATCCCCGCTGAGTATGCCAGAGAGATAGCACCTGCTGTTACCGTACCCGTTCGCCGTATTGTTTACGATCCGTTACCTGATGAAGAAGCTAACCGTGTTGTCGTGTCCTTTTCTGAGAACCCTCGTGCTACTGACTCGATTATTAGTGAAGTCGTAACCGTAGAGTCTGCTGAACAAATTGAATCTGCTATTGAATTATACAGGTACAGTAAGTTTGGTAAGATTCAACGTGATGGTGTTTCTCTCCATTTTCTTTTCTTAGATAACCAAGTAGTATATGTTAATCGTCACTTTTGGACTGTTCTTGGAGGAGTTAAAGAGGGCGAACAAGTGTCACTTTTCTGGAATGAACCCACCGGTCCTCGTCAGTTTTCTTTTAGTGTCAAGTTATCCAATGTTCGTGCGTTAGATGAGACTGACCATTCAGCCTATGTGCTCGAAACAGCCATTATGGGCATTCGCTCATCGTGGAGGTTAGTGGCTACTGAAGCTGAGTTGGCTAGTGCTTTTCCTAGCGTCGGTGTGTTACTTAGTATGACTAATAGATTAGATTTCTACCCCCAGCGTTGTGCTCGTGTCAAGCGTAGACTTAGAGGTAAGACTTTAAACACGTATGTTAACTTAGATGGTTCTGATGGTCCTCGTAATGCTACTACTGTGTATCTGGATGGGTTTAGTTATCCTGCCTCCACTGGTGGTGGAACTTGTGGTTCACTCCTCATTTTCCCTCACCAAGGTGGTAAGATTTTCGGAATCCATGTTGCTAGTGTTAACTCTGGTCGCGATTTAGGTTGTGGTATTTCTCAGTACGTGTGTCGTGAGCAGCTTGAAGCTCTTTTAGATAGTAAAACTTCTGTGTTCCCCGTAGGTATGTTAGACAATCTACCCGAGCCTGTTTATGAAGCACGTGATAATGCCATGTCTATGGTATTGAGCTTAGAAGCAGGATACGTCCCCATGATCGATATGTCCCCGTATAATTTAGAAGTAGTGAAGGTCACTCCTCCCGAGGAAGCCACCCGTGGTAGTATGTTCACATCGTATCGTCCCAGTCCAATTAGCCGCTTCTTCCCTGATGAGCCCTTTAGAGTGCCCGCTATTCTTAGACCTAATGATCCTCGTGCTCCATGCGATTATGATCCTCGTTCTGACATTATGGGGAAATATAATAAGAAAATTAAAGAGTTACCGGCACGTGAATTATCTATTGTTGTAGAGCATCTGACAAGTCAGTATATGCACTTGTATCACCCGTACAAGCCCAGCAATATGCTGTCTTTCGAAGAAGCCATTAATGGAGTGCCTGATGCCCCGTATTTCGATGCTATTAATTTTCATACTTCACCTGGATTACCATATTCACTGGAAGGTCTCCAAAAGAAGGCAAGTTGCTTCGCTGAAGTAGGTTGTTATCCCAATGGAATGCCAATTAGAGAGTGTATAATTCAGAAAGTAATTGACAGATATGAGGCTATTGTGGAAAATGCGAAAGAAGGAAAGATGGTGAATGATGTCGTATTCCAAGAGTTCATGAAGGATGAAATTTTAAAAAGACAAAAAATATTTGTGAAACCTGCTACCCGTGGTATTGCTAACCCCCCTCTTGATTTACTTTTAGCTGAGCGTGCAGCTTTCCTGCCTTTTATTGCATTATTAATGTATAATAGACATGAGATAGATGCCCAGGTTGGAATTAACCCTATGAGCGGAGTTGAGTGGAGTGAGATGATCAATAGACTTCAAGAAAATTCGGATTTAGTATTTGATGCGGATTACACTGCATTCGATTCTACAATCCATCCAAAAACACTGGATGCTTTTGCCGATATCTGTAATGGAACAATGGGAGGAGACTTTAAGACTCAGTATGCTCGTAAAACTCTGATCCGTTATGTGTACGACAGAACCTCACAAGTTACCAATGTGCAAGTAAAGATTAATCAAGGAATGGCTTCAGGTATGCCCATGACTGCTGTCGGTAATAGCTTAGTTAACAGTATTTATTTACGTGTTGCTTGGTTATTACTTGCCAAAGATCACCCTGAATATTATTCCTTAGAAAAATTTGACAAAAATGTGAAGGCTGTGGTATATGGAGATGATAATATGGTTACTGTGAAGGCGCAAGTTGCTGATTGGTATAACCTCAGAGCAATTGCGCTGGTACTTGAAGAATTCGGAATTTTAATGACAGACGGCGCCAAGAACCCTCGTCACATGACCCAACCATTCTCAAACTGGAAAGATGTGCGTTTCTTAAAAAGAGCTTTTGTCTTAGATGAGTCCACTGGACAGTATAAGGCTCCCCTTGATAAGAAAACGATCATTGATAGAGTGAGGTATGTGAAAGCGAAGGCTTGGTTACCTGATTTAGAGATGAGAATTGAGATGTCACTTATGGATTGCGTGTTTCATGGTAAACCTTACTTTGAAGCATTTAAATTCTTAGTGAACAACATTATGGAGGAAATGGATCTGCCTACGTTTACATTGTCATATGATATGGAAAAGGCAAGATGGGATCAAGCTGCAACTTTATTGAAGATGGAATCCGGTCCCGAGATCATTACCTATTCGCGTGACAGATTTGATGGAGATGTTGAGGTGTTTTGGTCTTATGAAAATACTGAACCGACACGTATTGGAGGCCGTTGGTCCCTTCCTCTTGCAGGACCGAGACCCGCCCAAGGAACTGAAGGAAATCGTAGATATACATGGCAAGCCTCAAAGACGAATAATGGTACGTTACCGCCCACTTCGATAGGTGGCGTTACCATTGATCAACTTAGAGAAGAACTTGACCGTAGACCCTGCGCCAATTTCGGACAAATACGTGATCTTTTCAACACTCTTCCCCGTGGTGTTACTGCACAACAAATGGAATCATTATTTGTTACCCACGGCGGTAATGGCATGACAGAGGCACAATTACAACGTTTAATTGAATCTGTGCGTCCTGCCTTACCGATCACTGCTACTGGAGTCAGAATTTCTGCTGATCATAACAAGTTATTAGTTGACGGTGAAACTACCATGGTATGCGACATGGCCTATTACAGCAATACATTAAGACCAATCATAGTCGATGTGTATGTTGATGGCGCAAAGCACACAATGAGAGTTCAATCGTTCAGCTACTATGCGACTGACTCCCACTCTGGCGATTTAAAATATGCAACATTCGATAACAGGTTTGAACATCTGTTACGTAACGTATCCAGAGTGCATTCTACCGACCCACTGAGTAAAGATATTCAATATTCAGGAGTGGGTCATATGACTGATGTATTAAGACCTCATGGACGCCCTGCCACAACTGCCGAATCCGTGCGGGGTGAATATAGGAGATACATCGCCAATGCTGACAAGGACTTAGAAGCTCACAACTCTATAAGACTGTCAGGGTATGGAACTCAGAGCCTTATCATGAATAATGGTTACGATGTCGGAGGATGGCGTCACCAGACATGGCTCGTTAGGGACCAAATTAAACAGTTTGGAAATTATGTCCCTGATCTTGAAATTCCTACCGTCCCACAAGCCGG